ACAAACATTCCATTTACTGAATATGGAGCATTAGTATCATCACTAAAAAATTTAAAGTTATTAGAAAAACCACTTCCAGTTACTAATATACTTTTACTTGGTAATGTTGTTGCTCCAAAAGTTGCTGTACCAAATATTGCTGTACCAAATAATGAAGCTGAACTTAAGTTACCTACTGAAAAATTTCCTGGTTGAGGAACTTCTCCACTTTCAAAATCATATCGAATTCTTAATTGTAAATCGTTTTGTGTTCCTTCAGGTTCAATATTAGCTTTAACTTTATATAAACTTTTTCTTAAACCATTATCACCATAATCCATATCTGGTGTTTGAAATTCTGCTACAACATTTGAACTATCAAAGCTATTACCAGTATCATGTTGAAACACATAACCTGATTCATCTGCATGAAATAATACTTCAGTTCCACTACTATTTAAATCTGAAGTACAATGTGTTACAGGTAATCCTTTTGTTTGACTCCATTCAAATGCAGGTATACCTTCTGAACTATATTTGAATGTTCCTATAATTCCTTTTTGACCAGAGTTAGCTTGACCAGATTGATAATAGAATAATCTGTATTGACTTCTCTCTCTAATAACCATACTAGAAATTGTATAGTTACTTAAATTATTTATTATATCATTTATTAATGGTAAAATTTTTCTACTAATTGAACCTAGTTCAACATCATCAATTCTAGCTGTACCAGCAATTGTTCTTAATCCATCAGGTGCAAGAAAAATTAAATCTCCACCTATCTCTTGAATTGAGTTGCCACTTACACAACCTATATTTTTAGTTACTGATTTAATTATAGGAGTAGAATCAAGGTTTGTCAACTCAAATATACTATTTTTACAAAATATAATTAAGCTATTTCTAAAGACTTTTATACCAGTAACTATGTCTCCTACATCAATAGAACCTGATGAAGCTCCTGTAAAATCATAAGGTTTTAATCTAGTACTATAATAAATAGTACTAGGATTAAGAGATTGTCCAGATACTATAATTCTTTCAGAATATCGTTCTATTAAAGAACATCCTGAAGGACCAGAAAGATTAATATCTTCAAAATGATAAGTTCCATCATCATGAATTGAAAACTCACCTATTTTATTTTGTCCATCTACAAAATATAAAGTACCATTTTGACCACCTGTAGATTCAAAATTTATAAACTGAACATTGGTTTGATTAGTTCTAGGTATAGTAGTAGCACCAGCTAAACTACCTACAGGTATTCCTCCAATATAATAAGTTAAATTATTTTCTGTAGTAGTTGTAACTGCATTAGTTTCCATTGTTAATACAGTATTACTTGTAATAGATAAAACTTTATAAATATAACTTCCTTCATTAGAAGTTATTTTAATATCATCACCTGCTGCAAAGTCTGTAGTAAAAGTAGTACCAGAACCATTTACTGTAGGTGAACCTGCACTAATAGAAACTGTACCTGCACCTTGTGTAAAAGTATCTTTATTTATTTGAACATAAGAAGTTCCTGTAGTACTAAAATATAAATTAGTACCTTGAGCAACTACTACTCCATCAGCATAATTTTTTATACCATGAATAGTATCAGTTGATAATCCACTAGGAATTACTGAACTAACTCCACCCCATTTTTGATAACCACTTATTCTTCTGTAGCCACCAGTTGTAGCTGATTCAAAATTTTGTAAAACAGTTGCAGAACCAGGAGTTCTAAATAAAGCATGAGAACTTGAAATTAAATCCAAGCCACCCTGTACTGTAATTGAAGCTCCCTGCGTTGGCATAGTTTATCCTTAATATAAATAAGTGAATCTAACATCTGACATATACTCTGGTTGAGGAGAGTTTAATTGGTCAGCCATATTCTGTAATCCTTTTTTATATTCATCTAAAGCTAATTGTGATTGTGCAATATTATCTTTAAATTGATAAATATAATATCTAGCTCTTGCTAGTAAAACTGGTTTGTATTGTTCTGGAAATAATACTACATCATTATCATTTGATAATTCAGTTGGTCTATTATAAGCAAAGAAATATATTCTATATACACCATCTGGTATAGGAGATAAACCAAATCTTCTACCATCTGAACTTCTAATAACTCTTACTGGTGTTGAATAACTTTGTGAGTTAGCTTTGTTTGCTTCTTCACCTTGAGCATAAGTATTTCTCCAAGCTGATAAAGTTGTAAATGCTAATTTGTTAATTGTATAAGGTGAAGTTTTTCCTGCTACACCTTCTTCTGTTAAAGTAAAACCATCCCAGTTAATAGAATCATAATCTGAATCTACACCACTTGAACCAGGTTTTAATAAATACCATCTTGTTCCTGCTACAGTTTCAACATAAGTATTTCCATAATATTCATTTTGAGGAGCTGCAGTAGATAACCAAGACCATTCATCAACTGCATCTACAATATCAAAGTAAGCTCTGTTTACACAGTTAGCTACAAATTTTTGTACACCTAATGCTCCTGATACTGTTGTTAATTCTGGTTCATTAATTTCAACCAGTAATTCATTTGTCATTGATAAATAAGTTTTAGCCATATATTAACAGTTCCATGCTCTTAGTGATTTATTAATTCTTGAATTAGGGTCTCTAGCAGTTTTAGCTGAAGTTAATTTCTTTTTCATTCCCTTCATCCTTGCACAAAAACTAGCTCTTCTTTTATTACCAACAACTTTACTTGGTGCTTTTAAATTTCTTTTCTTACCAGTTTTTGTTCTGCCTTTATTATAAGATGCTCTACCTTTTGCGTTTAAACCCCCTTCAGGATTTTTTCCTTCTTTACGAGTCCAAGCAGGTGAAGACATTATTCCCATATTAAATTACTTTTTCTTTTTAGACATGATGCCACCATACATCATTTTCTTTTTAGCATCAGCAGTATGAACTTTACCACCATGTTTATATTTAGTTTTAGTTGATGCTTTTTTAGTAGACATTGTTTTTTTCATGTTCATGATTGAATTCCTTTATTATATTAAATTAAAAGATAGGGGATATTTCTACCCCCTACCTATTTTATAACTATTTGTTGTAGTTAGTATTAGTCTGCAACATAGATTATTTTACCTACGATTTCAGGTCTTAATACTTTTCTACCCCATACCATTAGTCCTCTAACGATATCAGAGAATGTACCTGTATCTCTAATAGTTTCAACTTTGTTCATTGCACTTGCAGCAGATGTTGCTGAAATGTGACCGAATAAAGCTTCAGGTGCAGTTGCTGAACCAGCAGGTGATGCACCAGATAAGTCATTAGTTGGTAAGTTATTAGATTTGTACATTTGGAAACCTCTTAGTAATCCAGATGCTACTAAACCATTTCTGATTGAACCTTGACCAGCATTGAAATCTACTGATAAAAGTTTAGAAGATGTGTTAGCTAGTTCGTTGTACCATTCAGGTGCAGCGACAAACCATCTACCTTCTTCAGGTGCATTAGCTTCATCTAATTCCTTAGCAGCCAATGACATTTGGTTTAATGGGTCAACTTCACCACTACCGAAACCGATATCAATCGGAACAGAAGTAGTTCCCATTCCTGTAGTTACAGTTGCACCTGCAGAAATAGCTGCTAGGATGTTTGCATCCATTGCATCTCTTAAAGCATATGCAGCATTGTCTGAAGCTACAGCTTGGAAGTTAACGTGAGAGAATCTCTTCTCTAAGTCATCAATCTTAAATGAAAAAGATTTAGCTTGGTCAATAGTAAGAACAAGTTCTTGGTCAGTTAAGTTAGTTGCAGTTACAGCTAGACCTCTAGTGTAGTCAGCAACTGAGATTTGAGGTTCTTTGATGATGTTTACTGTATCACCAAAGCTTGATATTTCGCCCATATAGTCTGTGTTACAGATTGCTTCTGCAACAGCAGCTTTTCTTAGAGCTATTTGTACTTTCTTTGAATAGATTTCAGGTATAAAGAAACCATTTGTTTGACCTGCAACACCTAATCCAAAGTTATAAGTTGAACCACCAGCAAATTTTGCCATAGTTTTACTCCTTTAGTTTATTGGTTAATAAAAAAATAAGCAGAATTAATCTATAATTCTACCTTCTCTTTGAGCTTTTACAATATCTTTTTCATATCGTATAAACTCTTCATCTGATAGTTTTAAAATATCAGACCTTTTGAAGAAAGGTTCTTTAGAGTCAGGTATCTGAGCTTGTTCATTAGTTTTAACTAATAAGTCAGCACCTTCATTCTTCAGTTTTTTCTTCTCAGTTTTTTTATCAAATCCAAGTCCTCGGTCCTTCTTATACAGGTCGATTGCTCTTGCAGCTAAAGCTCCATTAGAATTATTTTCATATATCCATTTTTTAATTTCCATTGGTTGAACATCAGCCCAATCATGAAAATCATCTGACTCTTTTATTTGTTCAAAGTCTGGATGATATTTTGAAAGTTCAAGTTCAGCTTCTCTTTGTTGTAAAGTAGTATTAGCTTTCTTTAAACTCTCTAACTCTTCTTGTAAACTTTTAACCTCGTTTTGAGATTGCAAGTGAGATACAGTTTCCACAACTCCATATATATCAGGGTAATCATTTTTAAAAGCATCTAGCTCTTCTTTAGATTTTGGTGGTGTGTACTTAGGTCTATTCTCTTGAAGTTGTACTTTAAGTTCCTGTTCCTTACTACTCCATTCACCAAGTTTCCTGTCATAATATCGTTTAAGGTCGTCATATCTTTTTTTGTAATCAACTTTTGTATAAGGGTTAGATTCTACATTTAATGCAGAGTCTTGAACCTTATCCATAGTTGCTGAAGTATCTTCAGTATTATCTTCTGGGTTGCTATTAGCAGTAGCAGTTGATAAACTTCTGTTACCATCAGGGTTTGGCACAAACAAACCAGTATCAGCAGATGTTCTTTCTTGTGGCATTACATTATCTGTGTGCCAAGATTTTTTTCTGTTGTATGGGTTTGCTTCGGCTTCTTGTCTTCCTTCTTCGTTTTTACTCATGTTGTCCTCCTTTAGGGCTTCTTAACTGAAGGTAGCTAAGGCAGGTGTTTTTGTTTAAAACGAAACTACAAGGGCTTATAATAAAAATTACTATAAGGTAGCTTGTCTATTCATAGAGTTACCTTTCTCTATAAATTCTTTATACTATCTCTTCTGGTTCTTCTTGAGATTTAATTCCAGCATCATAAGCTTCTTCAGCTTGTTTCATCATCTTTCTTAATTTGTCTACACCAATGTTCTTAACTGCTTTTGCTGTAAATACAAATTCACCATCTGATAATAGTGCTGGGATAGAGTCTGAAGTACCTGTTCCAGGTCCTGTCACTTCTCCATCTTCTGTAAATTCTGTTGCGACTAATTTAGGAATAATAGATTCTAGTTCTGGATGCATTTCTACTGCATCATCTAAAACTTTTTCTTCTTCTTCTGATAAAGCTGAAGTATCAATGATTGCATCCATACTTTCTAATTCTTCATCAGATATATCTTCTTCATCATCCATAGGCATTTCTTCTTCCATACCCATAGGTTGTAATAAAGATTCGTTTTCTTCTGCTTCCATTTCTTCCATAACTGGCATCTCTTCTTCAGGTGATTCATCTTCAACAATATCACCTTCAGCATATGATTGATAGTCTGGTCGTTGGTCGTACTTACCTCTTTCTACACCTACCATTCCACCTAAAGCCATTTTAGGTTTAACATTTTTAGATGCTTTGTAAGATTCTAATTCTTGTTCTTGAGCTTCTGTTAATTCTAAACCTGAATCTTTCATAGCTTCAAGTTTTTCCATCTTTCTCATTTCAATAACTTCTCTAGTAGATAAATCACCATCAACAAATTTAACTCGGTCCATTATTCCACCTTGATTAAATCTTGTTCTAGTTTTATCTAGAACTCTAGAAGGTAATCCTTTTCTAGCTGACATAGGAGTATTAACATCATATGGTGTAATACCATCTGATTCTTCATCTTGTTTTGCAATATAAGGTGGCATAGACATTAGTCCACCTGTAGCCATTTTTTTCGCTTTAATCTTTTTCATTTATACTCCTTGCTTAATTATAACAATATTAACTATATAAGTCAACACTAATATTATTTTACTATCTCTCTAACATTATTGGGCAGGTTCTTCAACTTGTCCAGTAAATTCCATCTCCCCTGGCATTGGTGTATTACCAGGTCCGATTGGGCTTTCGCCATTTCCAGGGCTGTTTGCTCCTGAAGCTTGTGGAGGTATTCCTCCATTGTTACCCATTGCTCCGAGTTCACCAGGGATAGGAGCTTGTGGGCTAGTTCCTTTGTTAGCATTTTGTTGTCCTATTATTTTTGCATAGATTTCTGCTTCATCTTTTGTATTTAAAATTTCTGCTGGGTCTAAATCTAAAGAGAAAGCTAATTCTTTTATTACTTCTGACATTCTAACAAAAGGTGCAATAGCAGGATTCTGCACAGTTTGTAAGAACATAGTTAATCTTTGACTTCTAACTTCTTTCTTCATTAAAGAAGAACTACCTGTTGCTCTGATTTCTAAATCACCTTCAATAGGTAAGTCACCTTCATAGAATTGCATATTCCATTGGAACATTGCTTCACCTAAAGGTTTAATTAGTTGGTCATCAATATTTTTAATTACTGTTTTAATGTTTAGTGATGCTGCACCCATCAACATTGACATCCCTGATGCTGTTCTTGTCATTGATTGAACACCAGTTTGTCCATGTGAGTAAGATGGTAAACCAGTAGATTCATCTGCTAGTTGTCTAAACTTATCAAACATCTGCATATTTTCTACTGCAGTATTTGGAAACTTTAATCCATAGATTGATTGACCAGGTACACCAGCTTGTCTTTTAAAAATCTTACCAGGAAATACTTCCATAGTTTGATTAGAAGCTAATGCTGATTCATCAACATCAAATACTAAGTTACCAGCTAATGCTAAGTTATCAATTGCCATTCTTGCATGACCATTCATAATCTGTTGTGCATCATCCATGTTTTCTGGAACACCAATACCAAAAAATGTATATGGATTTTTTTCATATACAAAAG